TTGAGGATTAGGATTATGAGACAAACCGAAGCCGAACGGCTTTTATATGTAATCCTTCAGCTCCAAATGGATATTGAAAGCATGCGCCGGAGATTACAGGTTGCATCAACGGATAATCCTGCCGATGAGGATTTGAAGCTTGCAGTTTCACTGATTGCGCGCGCTGGTGATAACCTCGTACCAATTGCACGCGAAATGCGGAAACCTGTTACCCTAACCATGGGCGAACGGTTTAGACGAATGATTGAACATGGCTAAAGTTGGCGCGGAAAAGTATCTAGCGAAGGTACGACCGATCGCACAATATCGAAACCGAAGCAAACGGGAAGTGCAAATCGCGAGAAATAAATCCGCATCGGAAACCATAGGTGCAATTACTAAAGGCTCCGGGTTTACCGCTATAACCGCCGGACACTGGGACATGATAAGCGCAGTAAAACACGTTCTATCTGAAATAGGCCCGGCGGATGTTTGGATTTCTACATGGATCCCAGCTATGCAGGAAATCGTAGACTTAAAGGATATGATTGCCGAAGGGCAAATTCGTAAAATAAAACTACTGATTGATATCGGGTTTGTTAGTAACCGGGAGATACACGCCGCTAAAGTCATGGAATGGATAGGCGCGGAAAATATCGTTACCGCGCGCAACCATTCCAAGATGGCACTATTTAGAAACGAACATTTTGATTATTGCCTGCGCGGATCACTAAACCTAAATGCTAACAATAGATGCGAAAATATTGACGGGGACGAATCTAAAAGCATGGTAGAAACGTTCCTGCCGCTCTGGGAAGAATACGCCGCCGTCCTGGGCAACGGGTTATATATTTCTAACCATGACGCGCTGGCAGCACATAAAACCGTAATGGGCGTTAAGATAGGATCTAATAAACCGAAAACGGTTAGCTTAGAAAGCGCCGAGCTTAATGATTTTTTACTCGGTTTAGATTAATGAAACATGTCTAAAATATTAAATAAAGCACTGGAAACTATAGATATTGCACTTCTAAAACATCACCCGCGGAATGTTAACCGCGGGGATGTAGAAGCAATCAAAAAGAGTCTAGCAGTAAACGGCTGGTACGGCTCCGTGGTGGTCAACACAGCGACTAAGCACATCCTAGCGGGAAATCATAGGGTCATGGCTGCAAAGGCTCTAGGCTGGGAAACCGTACCTGTTCAATGGGTTGACGTTACGCCAGAAGAGGAGCTGAGGATCCTGCTCGCAGATAATAGAACCACTCGACTGGGTGATGATGATAAGACCATGTTAGCAGATATCCTAAGCGAGCTGGCATTATCAGAGGGTGGCATAGATGGAACAGGGTATGGCGCGGTTGATCTTGACGCGCTTATAAACGAAATAGCCGGTATGGGTAACTTTACCGAATTACTAACCGATCCTGACGAGATACCTGAGGATGTGGAGACACGATGCCAGGCGGGAGACCTTTGGATTCTTGGTAGGCATCGTTTGGTTTGCGGTGACAGCACGAAGGCTGATGATGTGGCACGGCTGATGGATGGTGCGCTTGCTGACTTGTACCTTACTGATCCCCCATATAACGTAGCTTACGAAGGTGGCAGTAAAAAGCGCACAGCTATTGCAAACGATGCAATGAATACAGACTCATTTAGAACATTTCTTTTTGATGTGTTTACAAATGCTTTTGACCATATGAATCCTGGCGCATCGTTTTATATTTGGCATGCTGACACGGAAGGCTACAATTTTAGAGGTGCGGTACTAGATTGCAATCAGCAACTACGCCAGTGCCTTGTTTGGAATAAAGATAATTCTATGTTTAGCCGACAAGATTATCATTGGAAGCACGAACCATGTCTATATGGCTGGAAGGATGGCGCTGCTCATAGTTGGTACACCGACCGTAAGCAAACAACAGTACTAGAGTTTAAGCGCCCATCACGATCGGAAGAACATCCAACCATGAAGCCTGTTGAGTTATTTGAATACCAAATCGGTAACTCGTGTCCTCCTAATGGATTGGTGCTTGATACATTTCTTGGAAGTGGAACAAGCATCATTGCAAGCGAGAAACTTGGCATGAAGTGCTACGGTTTGGAGCTGGATGCCCATTACTGCGATGTCATTATTCAGCGATGGGAAAACGCCACAGGGCAGAAGGCGGTGCTAGATGGCAGGTAGACCAACGAAGTATAATGCGGAAGTTCATAAGATGATTTGCGACGCGCTGCGCGCCGGGAATACACGCCGGGATTCGGTTCATTATGCCGGTATTTCTGAAGACACTTTCGCAAACTGGCTGCGCGACAATTCGGATTTCTCGGAAGATATCCAGAAAAGTGAAGCCGCGGTAGCGCTCCGGAACGTTGCGCTAATCCAAAAAGCAGCTAGCGACGGCACTTGGCAGGCCGCCGCCTGGTGGTTAGAACGCCGGCGCAAAAACGATTTTGCACTGCGAACCGAACATACCGGGGCGGAAGGTCAAGCGGTAAAAGTTATTGTTGAGTACGAAAAGGATGTCTAGTGTATTTACGATCGAAGAATACCGGGAGATGTTAGCGCGGGCGCTTATTGAAAACACCCGCCTTCGTTTGAAGCTTCGACTTGTCGGTATAAACCCGGATGCCTGATATAAAGTTGGTCTTACCCCGCTTGCATGCTGGGCAAAAAACCATAGTGAGCGAAGCGCGCCGTTTTAATGTTTTGGCCTGTGGCCGCAGGTTCGGTAAAACTACACTTGGCGGTAATCTACTCGCGCCCGTTGTCCTGGAAGGACGGCCCGCCGCGTGGTTTGCTCCAACGTATCGCCTTTTGGAGGAAGCGTATCAGCACCATAAAAGGATTTACGCGCCCGTGGTTAGCCGGGCGGTTTCTACCCCGGCTCCCCGCATTGAGCTTATAACGGGCGGCGTGATTGATTACTGGACGCTAGACGATCCAAGCACCGTTGCGCGCGGGCGGAAGTACGGCCGGGTGATTATTGACGAAGCTGCCATGGCGCGGCACTTGGAACAAGCATGGACGGAAGCCATTCGCCCGACGCTCACCGATTACGCGGGGGATGCTTATTTTTTGTCTACGCCGAAGGGTGATAATTACTTTGCGCAAATGTTCCGCCTTTGCGCTTCCGATCCTGAATGGGCGGCGTGGCAAATGCCGACAACGGCGAATCCCTACATTGATCCCGTGGAGGTTGGAAGTGCAGCTGCGAGCCTTCCGAGTTTAGCGTATCGGCAGGAATACTTAGCGGAATTCGTGGATGCTGCGGGCGCTCGCGTTAAGCGTGAATGGATCCGAACCGGGGAACCGCCGGCGGGGCTTCCGGTGTACCTGGGGGTGGATCTTGCGATTAGCCTTAAGGCGGAAGCTGATTACACGGCGGTCGTAGCTATCTCGCGCGGTGACGATGGAACGATTTATATACTTGACGCAGCGCGCACGCGGTCGGATTTCGCGGCGGTTCTCCGTTTTGTCGAAGCCATGGCCGCTAAGTGGAACCCGGTACTTATCGGGATTGAGCAAGTACAGTACCAGGCGGCGGTGGTTCAGGAGCTTCTAAGGCGAACAAAATTACCCGTTCGGGGTATTCGTCCGGATCGTGACAAAGTAACCCGCTTTGCGCCGCTGGAGGCCCGGTACGAGCAAGGGCAGGTTGTACACGCGCACGGGTTGCCCGGCTGGTTTGCGGATGAGCTTCTAAGCTTCCCCGTTGGCCGGCACGATGACGCGGTAGACGCGGCCGGGTACGCCTGGATTGTTCACGGGCTTAAGCGCAGCTGGGCAGCGGGCTAAAAATAAACCATATATCTTTTTACACTTTATACCTTTTATGCTCTTTATGATGTATACTAAGACATGAAAGCAAGGGAGATAGAAAAAATGTTTACAGTTACTTACTACCGCTACAGTTCAATATTAAAGAAAGGATTCTCGGAAACGCTAACTTCAGAATCTTTGGCCAACATAAGACTATATGCTATGGCGCTTAACCTACAGGTTGTGAAGGTAATAGATACCACTGGCACGGAAGTTAGTATAAAAACCGTTTGGGCAGATTATAGCTAAGGAAATTAGAAAATCACGCGCAACGGTTCAGGAGATCTAATGCAACATTCATTAAACCTTTTCGCAGAAACGCCCGGCCCGCTGCCGGGCCTGGTTGGATTATCAGCGAAGCAGGAACGATACGCGGTTTACGCCCGCGGGGTTCTTCTACAGGCGGTTCCGGAGCTTTACGCGCTGAAGGGCCATATTGATATCGCCGGCTGGTGGATTGACCTTTATAAAAGGAAATCACGCTAAAGAACGCAAGCTCCGTAGGGGGGCCAAAGGAAACAAGAAAATGAAAAAATTACTATCTGGTGCGATGGTTGCGGGCAATACCTACAACGTTTTGATTAATGAAGGTATCGCAACGCAATACATCAACGGTAATCGCGATGTTGTGAATGGCATATGGGAAGAAATGACATATGTAAAAACAGATTTTGCAGACCGGGTGGTTTCAGTAATGTTCAAAAACAAAAACAATGTAATTATTTGCACTGAACCTAAAAACCACATGGTTAGTCTTGTTACAGGAAATTAAGAAAATGAAGACATCGGCTATATCACTAATCACTTGGGCAATCGAAGAAGGTTTATTCCTTCAGCTCAGCAGCCCTTCAGGCCTGCACGATATCGACATGGACGAAGCCATGGACGCGGTGAACGAATGCGAAGACGAAGATATCCGGGTGATAGATGACGTTATCATTTTCGGTATGGGCGATGTTTGCATAAAAGTACAAGATCCAGACGAATACAACGCGGACGAATCTAACCACGCGATCTAACGGTACTAGACTCCACAGGCCCCAACGCGGGGCCTTTTTTTTTATTTGTGGGATACTCAGGGTATGGGAATTTTTGATAGGTTCTTAGGCCGTAAAGCCGTAACGCAGGAAATGCTACCGCTGCCAATCTCACAAAGCCGGGATTTGTATTTAACCGGGTACGGATCTGGGCAACTTCTAAGCCTTCTACGCCGGGCGCTCCCCGGTTCGCATCGCGATTGGTCAACCGTTGCCGGTGATCTGGGGCTAAACTCTGTAATAGCTGCGGGAATCGATTGGTATATACGTAACTGGCCACAAAGCACCGCGCAGGTTATGCGGGTCGTAGACACGCAAACCGCCGAACCGGTGAACCACCCGGCCGTGGTGCTTATAACCGAACCGATGCCCGGCGTTTCTGGTTCGCTTTTCTGGGGTTGGGTTTTACAAGATTATAAGCTGTTTGGAAATACTTACCTGCGCAAAGTTAGAACCCCCAGCGGGGGTATAAGCGCGCTTCAGTTTATGCCACAAGACATGGTTCGCCCGGTTGGGAACGGGGTTAACCCGCTGACACACTACACGTATCAGACCGACGGGCGCGCGTTCAATATTTCATTAGAAGACATAATACATATTCGGTACGGCCGGGAACCTGCGGATTTCCGCCTAGGGCGCTCACCCGTGCAAAGTGTATTACGCGAGATAGCTACCGACAACGCCGCGAGTACCGCGGCTTATGGCCTGCTTTCCAATGGCGCTATGCCTTCCCTGATTGTCGGGCCTGATGCCAAAGATAACACGGTAGACATATCGCCGGATGATGCGAAGCAGGTTAAGCGCCAGCTGCGCGAAGACTTAACCGGAGATTCCGCGGGCGGTATCGTGGTTATGACGGGCGCTTATAAAATGGATCGCGTATCTCTTACGCCTTCTGAGCTTGCACTAGACGCGGTGCGCCGGGTTCCCGAAGAGCGGATATGTTCCGCGATGGGACTTAACCCGATGGTTCTTGGGCTTGGTTCGGGTTTAGAACGGTCAACTTATTCCAACTTTGAGCGCGCGCAACAAGCGGCCTGGGAGGATGGAATGGTTCCGCTTTTACGCGTGATTTCGGATTCCCTTACCATTAGTCTTCTTCCCGATTACCCGGAAACTTTACCCGGTGATTACTTTCACTTTTCGGTTGACGGCGTGCGGGCGCTGGCGGACGATCAGGAAAACGAAGCGATCCGCGCGGAACGCCTTTATAAAGCTGGCATTATCGATCGGGCGGATGCGAAACGGATTGCGGGGCTGGAAGCCGTGCCGGAAGATACCGGCGCGATGCACCCGGCGGCGGTTCCAACAACCGCGCAGGAAAACGGCGCGGAAGTGCAAACGGTGAAAAGCGTAAAGTTTAGGCCCACTGAAGGCATGCAGGTTGCAGCGCAACGCGCTTTGGATTGGCACGATGAAGGCAAAAACGGCGGTACACTCGTAGGCCTTGCGCGCGCTAACCAAATTGCAAACGGCGAAGTTCTGAGCGAAAATACGATAATCCGTATGTATTCTTTTTTTAGCCGGCACGAAGTCGACAAACGGGCGGAAGGGTTTACCGCCGGCGAAGCCGGTTACCCTTCACCTGGGCGCGTTGCCTGGGATCTCTGGGGCGGTGATCCCGGGTTTGCGTTTGCCCGTTCTAAACGCGACACAATAAACGCCGAAGAAAAAAGCCATACATGCGCGCCGGGGGTCGTGTATAAAACGCACCCTTTTTACGGATACCCGGTTTAACCGGGCAGGCACTGAAGAACGCACCAGAAAACCGGTTATATAACGCGGCGCAGAATTACCGTAATCGGCTTATCGCTCATGAAGGCGTTACGGTTTCGCAGCTGCAACGCATATACCGGCAGGCGTTATCGGCTTCGATTGCTGAGCTGACGGCGCTTGAAGGACGTATAGCCGCGCGGTTAGCCGCCGGTGAACCTCCGAGCATAACTATTATTACGATGAAAAGCCGGATAGAGGCCAACATTTCAGACATTAGAACCCGCTTAGATCAGGCAAGCGAAAGCGCGGTGGTAGCAACCAAAAAAGGGCAAGTTGGCGCGGCGGAACTTGCGAATAAACTAACCGAACCACTAGTGCAGGCGGCAGCGGGTAAATCTCCGGTCGCCGGTTTATCGGTAAACTTTTCAAGTCTTCCCGATGAACAGCTTCAACGGTTTGCGGGGTTTCTTGGTGACGGTTCCCCCCTGCGGGATATCTTTGATGAACTAGGAACGGATACCGCGGATGCGCTTCAATCGGCATTGGTTAAGTCTATAAGTTTAGGGGAAAACCCGGTGGCGGTGGTTGCTCAAATCAAAAAACTGGCGCTGGATATTACGTTTCAGCGCGTGGAGCTAATCGCCCGAACGGAGATGATACGGAGCGCCCGCGCGGCAACGACCGAACTTTACAAGGTCAACCCGGCGGTAAACGGATATGTGCGAATGGCAACGCAAGACGCGCGGGTATGCGTTGCGTGCCTTGCGCTTTCCGGTTCGTTCCATGCGACTAGCGAAATCATGCCGTCGCACCCTAATTGCCGCTGTGTCATGATACCGAAAACGCAATCATGGGCGGAAATAACGGGCGATGCCAGTATCCCGGACACGCGCGTTAAGCCTATGACGGGCGAAGATATTCTTAAGGGTTTCACCCCTGGTGAAGCTGAAGAAGTTTTAGGGCCGATTAGATATCGATTATGGCAGGAAGGTAAACCCCTTACGGAATTTGCGCGCGTACGTCAAGATAGAAACTGGGGGCCTCAAACACGCGTAATACCGCTTAAGGAATTTGGGATAGATGTACACTATACGTCAATGGCTGAATGGGATAGGCGTATCGCAGATTTAGAATTAAATCAGTAATGTGGGATACTCAGGATATGGAATTACAAACAGTCTACAACGGGGCTATAAAAATGGACGGGCGCGGAAGCGTCAAGGGTTATTTAATACGCTTTGGTGATTCTAAAACTACGGATCTCGAAGGTGACTATTTCACGCCTGAAACTGATTACGGGTTCAAACTTACGCAGGGGCAAAAAGTACCGCTGAATCTTTATTATCATCACGGGCTAGATTCTACGGTAGGCAAAAAGTCTATTGGTTCCGGATACATCAAAATGGATCACGCTGGCCTATGGTACGAAGCGCAGATAGATATGGCCGATGAATACGGGAAGATGATTGCCGACCTCGTGAAGCGCGGGAAAATGGGATATTCCAGCGGGGCGGCCGGACATATGGTGGAGCGTAAAACCGTGGACGGAGTGCAAGAAATCATACGGTGGCCAATCGCCGAAGCTTCACTAACTCCAACGCCTGCGGAATATAGAAACGCCGTGAAGGGCTTACAGGATTATTACGAAATGGCCGATGACGTTATGACGATGGAAGACGACTATATGCAAAATCAATACGAAGCGCCGATACTTCCGATACCTGGTGAACCGCTGGATGAATTTGCGCGCACGGCTTTTGATAAAGTGGAGCATGAAATTGTACACGAAGGCCTCGAAGCCTATTACGAAGTCTTGATGCATGGTCTTATGAACGCTGCCGATGAAGCAAGCGCCGCTGCGCTGGTTGATGAATTTGCAGCGCGTGCCAAAGGCGTACACGCTATGCACGGCATGAAGACCGCACCCGTGGAAAGTCTACGGGCAACCGAACGCCGGTTACGGGATGTAATCGGATTATCGCGGGCCGCCGCGAAGCGGCTCGCTCCCACCGTCTGGGATAATCTGCGGGATGCAGACCAGCAACCGGAAATACAAATCGTTGACACTCCGCCGGTAAAAACGGCGAACGACCGCGCCCAACTTTTGGAGCGCATAGGATTACTGCTACAATTATGAATATCGACACACTCGAAATTAAGCGCCAACAGCTCTTAGCTACCGCGCGCGAAATCGCTACCGCACCTGATGGCGATCTAAGCCAAGTAAAAAGCATTATGGCCGAAGCTGAAACCGTTGCCGATCGTATCGCAACAATCAAAAGCCTTGGCACGTTTGCACCCGCACCGGTTGAAGCTCCGAAGGCGAACGCCTGGGACGGCGGATCAATTACCAAATCCGTGTTTTCCGGATCCCGTGCAGAACAAAACCTTAAAGGCTATGTCATGGGCCAATTTGCGTTATCTATAGCCGGCAACAAGCGTAGCCAAAAGTGGATGCAGGAAAACGGACACTTTAAGGCGCAAGTCGAAGGAACCACAACCCTTGGCGGGTTTCTTACTCCGGATCTACTTAGCGCGGATCTTATCTACCTTCGTGAGCAATACGGCGTTGCCCGTCAAAATGCGCGCATTGTACCTATGGCCTCGGATGTTCAGCTTGTGCCGAATGCTACCGCATCGACAACGGTTTATTATCCGGGAGAAAATACAGCAATTACCGCTAGTGATATGACCTTTGCGCAGATATCCCTAACGGCTAAAAAGCTCGCGGTACTTACGATTGTATCCAAGGAACTAAACGAGGATTCCGTGGTGGACGTTGGCAACGCGCTTGCGCGTGATTTCGCCTATGGATTAGCTAAGGAGGAAGACCGGGTAGTTTTCTCATCAGCACGAACGGGGTCGGATGCTTCCGGCATGACGGGTATTGGCCGGGCGCTTACGGATCTTGTATCGGGTGTAGCTGGTAACTACGGCAACATAGCCGGTGCGGTAATAGGTGCAGTTGGAACCGCTACGGCTTGGACGGGCTTCACGCTTGCAAACCTACAAACCTTAATCGGTCGCGGGCCAACGTATGCCGGCAACATGAAATGGTATATGAATAAACAATTTTTCTATACCGGAATTGCCGACAAGCTCGCGGCGCTTGGTGGTAACAACATTGAATCAATTGCGAACGCTTACGGCCCTAACCCTGTTCTTTACGGGTTGCCGGTTGTCTTCGTTCAAAACATGATTGCGAGTCCGGCCGCATCGTACCCGGTCGCGTTTCTTGCGGATTTGTCTGCTGGGTTGGCGTTTGGTGATCGCCGCGGAATCACTGTTGAAATGTCGGATCAACGATATTTTGTGGAAGATTCCTACGCATACAAAGCTACGGAGCGATACGCGATTAACGCGTTTGATATCGGCAACGCCGATGCAACCGCCGCGAACCGCGTACCGGGTTCCCTTCTCGTCCTCATCGCCGCGGCAACTTAGGTTTCTTTAGGCTTCTACCCTCCGGCGCTTTTGCCGGGGGGCTTTTTTTTTGTGGGATACTAAAGGCATGATGACACGCGCGGAAGCAATAGCCCAAGTTTCGATGTTTATCGATGCGACCAGTTACCCGGTTATGAGTACTACCGATATCGGTACTATCTTGGATTTGGGGATTAGGTTTACGACCTGGGCCGCGTCTTACGTGTATTCGGTCGGCGATCGTATCGTACCAACCACGCCGAACGGGCGGGTGTACGAATGCCGGGTAGCTGGAACATCGGATCCTATCGAACCAGGATTCCCAACATATCCCCCGCTACAGTTTTTAGGGTTTGCAATTTCTGATGGTACTTCGGATCCATTGCTTTTTTGGGTTGATGCCGGGCCGGCTAATGTCGAAGCTTACGACACACGGGGCGCAGCGCGTACCGGCTGGATGGTCAAGGCTTCACGGTGTACGGCAGATATTGACGCGAAGGAAGGCCAGAGCGACGTAAAACTAAACCAACTGCAGGATAAGTGTATACGTATGGCCGGGCAATATCGACCGCTGGTGATCTTTTGAATTCCGTTCTCCGCGCAACCCTTGCAGCTGGCATGGTTAGGAATTTATGTTCTGTGGCCGTGGAAGTTCGGCGGTTTACTTTTACTGACGATGGGCGCGGCGGACAAACAGAAACTCTGCGCACGGTTGGAACCTATACCGGGAGATTAGTTAACGCTTCGGATTCGGAAAGCATACCGGGCGGTGGTATCCAAAGCATGTCCGTATACGCTCTCACAGTGGGCATAGAAGCGGATATACAGGCCTCGGATAGGGTTTACGTACCGGGTGAATTACGTCGGTACTTTGACGTGGTTGGAACGGATACCGGCCAAACGGATTTGTTAGTCCAACATGTTGGATTAGTGGAAAGGTTAGCATAATGCCAGTAGAACACCGGGTATCAGGAGATGATATACAGCAGATCGTAGCAGGCGCACTAGGTGCGGTAGCTGGCACTGAATGGCGTAGCGTCAAGACGTTTGCACAAGGTGCGGTTAGGGTTATTACTGGCACGGCGTGTGCTACTTACCTTACTCCGCTCATCGCCCAGCAGCTCACGATCACAGACTTTAAGTACATGCT